AACTCTAAAGGAGAAAAACTAACAATAGAAGTAAAAATTAATCTTTTGGAAAAAATTAATTTGTATCAAAAAGCGTATAGAGCAGTTGAAATTTCACAAATTGAGATACAAAAAGGTTCTAAGGACATGCGTAAACTAGGTAACGCAATCATTGATGTAATCGAGGTTGTATTTGGAGAAGATAATGGCAAAAAAATGATAACGTTCTATGATGGTGATTATGCAGAATTATTAATTGATTTGTGGCCTTTTATTGTAAATAAAGTCCATCCAGCGTTTATTAAGGCAAAAAAACAACGAGAAAAAGAAATAAAAGAAAATATTAAAAAGCTATGAGATTGTATGATGAATTGCCGATAACAATAAAATATAATGGGCACAACTATAGAATTTTGCCTTATTTTAATAGGGTTTTATACTGTTTGGAAGTATTTAAAAATAATCTTTATAGCGATGAAGAAAAAATACATATTTGTTATAAGGTGCTTGTAAAAAATAAATTTATGACAATTTCTTTTTTAGATAAGACTAGAATATTAAACATGATTTTTAAAATGCTTTTTGAAAGCAATAAAAAAAATCAAAAAAGTAAAAAATCTTTTGATTTCACACAAGATTCAAAATATATATATGCGGGGTTTATGCAATGTTACGGCATAAACCTTTTTGAATACAAAAATAAATTGCATTGGTGGGAATTTAACGCATTGTTTCAAGGACTATCAAGGGATACTCGGATAATGCAGATAATCGATATTCGTACTCGACCTATTCCTAGAAGAGACAAAACAAATGGCGAGTATATAAACAATCTTTTAAAGCAAAAAGCTGAGTATAAATTGGAACTAAGCCAAGAGGAACAAGAAAAAGAAATACAACAATCGCTTGGCGATTTATTTAGTGCTTTATCAAATATGGCCGAAAAGGAGTGATGATATGGCAGATGGTGATGTAGTTTATAAAGTTGAGGTTGATGATAAAGAAGTTGACAAGCAACTTAATGCGGTTAACTCAAAAATTAAAGAAAGCAGTCAAGAAACTTCGGATAAACAAAAGAAAGATTATAAAGAAACATCAAAAGAGTTTAAAAAACAATCTAATGAAGTAGTAAAAGAAAATAAAAATACCAATAAATCTATAACCGATGGCAGTAGTGGTACAGCTGGAACGCTAAAAGAGGTTTTTGTAAATGCAGCCGATGAAATTGGATTGTCATTTTCAAATTTAACAAAAGCGGGGATTATTGGCGGTTTAGCTGGTTTAAGTGCTAAAGCAGTGTCGGGGGCAGTTGATTTTGATAAAGCGATGAATCAATTTGTTGCAAGCACGGGAGTTGCTAATGAAAAATTAAAAGATTATGAAAACATTTTAAAAAATGTTTATGCTAACAACTACGGCGAAAGTTTCGATGACATAGCCGAAGCTATGAAAGAAATTAGAACACAGATTGGACCTGTAGTTGATAGTTGGGATCCTACTGCTCTACAAGAATTTACTGAGAGCGCCTTTGCTTTACGAGATACATTCGGTTATGACATTCAAGAATCAGTTAGAGCGGCTAATGCTATGATTAATAATTTTGGCATTGACGGTTTAGATGCTATGAATTTAATTGCCAATGGAGCACAAAACGGCTTGGATTTTAGTGGCGAATTGTTGGATAGTATTAGTGAATATTCTGTCCAATTTGCAAAAATGGGCTTTACGGCTGATGAAATGTTCAAAATATTTTCTGCTGGCGCAGAAAATGGCGCATTTAATCTTGATAAAATAGGTGATGCTATTAAAGAAAATGCTATAAGGGTTATAGATTATTCAAACACAACACAAGATGCTTACAAACAGTTGGGATTAGACGTTGATGATATGTCAAAGAAGTTTGCAAGTGGTGGTGACGAAGCAAGAGAAGCATTTGACCAAGTTATGACGGGGTTGATTGCGTTGGATGATCCAGTTAAGCAAAATACAATAGGTGTAGAACTATTTGGTACTATGTGGGAAGATTTAGGACCGACAGTTGTTGGGGCATTATCAAACATTGAAGATGGCGCTTATGGAACAGCGGATGCCATGGAAATGATTAAAAAGGTTAAATATGATGATTTAGGTTCTATGTTTGAGGGTTTAACTCGACAAATAGAGTTGTTAATACTTCCATTAGGGGAAGCGCTTATTCCGATTTTGACAGCTTTGGTTCAAACTGTATTACCTATACTACAATCACTTTTACCGCCGTTAATAGAGGTTCTTAACGCTGTAATAACTCCAATTTTGGGTATTATTCAAAGTTTAACACCGTTGATTGATACTATTACAAATGCTTTAACTCCAATTGTACAGTCATTAACCGTCTTGTTTCAAGACGTGTTTGGGATAATTGCTAAAATAGTGTCCGAAACTATAACCGATATAGTAGCTTTTATACAACCTATTATTACTTTTATTAGTGCAATATTAACACCGACTATTCAAGCGCTCACACCATTGTTTACGGGAATATTTGGGAGTATTGCAAACACAGTTTCAAGCGTGATTAATAACATTAAAGGAATATTAAGCGGTATTGTGAGCTTTATAAGCGGTGTATTTTCGGGAAATTGGCGTCAGGCATGGGAGGGGATAAAACAAATATTCTCTAACATAGTAAGTGGCTTTGCTAACATATTCAAAAGCCCGATAAACTGGATAATAGACGGAATTAACACGTTTATAAGCGGTTTAAATAAAATAAAAATTCCCGATTGGGTTCCAGTTGTAGGCGGAAAAGGTTTTAACATTGGGAAGATACCAAGATTAAAAGTCGGTATGGATTATGTACCAAGTGATTTTTTCCCTGCGTATTTGGATAAAGGCGAAATGGTACTTACAGCACCCGAAGCACAAAAAGTGCGCTCATACGGCGGAATACAAGGTATAGAGAGTATGTTAAGCGCCAATCTTGTTACAAACAATGAAATGGGTCTTGATTATGGAAAACTAGCCGAAGCAATGGCGGGTGTTACTATACCGATTTATCTAGACGGCAAAGTCGTAGGCTATAGTATAACGGGCTCAGTCGATCAAAACATGGGAATTATAACTTCACGCAAAGGGAGATACGGAATATGAGAGAAGATGTAAGATTTAAAATCAATAGTGATGATTTTTTGTTAAGTGATTATCATTTGTGTGTTGAATCATATTCTATTGGTATCCCCGAGGTTAAGAGCTTTTTTCAAGAGATACCGTATTCTAATGTTGTTTATGACTATACAGAATATTTTGGAAGTCCTACATATAGCCAACGCCCAATAACTATAAATTGCAAACTAATGAAATCAACACCGTGCTGGCAAAAAATAATGCAAAAAGTTCTTGAGCTCATGCACGGTCAAAGAGGTACGTTCAGTTTCGCAAGCGATAGTGAGTGGTATTATAATGGGAGAATTTCTATTGATACGGATGAGCATGATAATTGGAATTTTGCTACCGTTACATTATCGATAATTTGTGATCCGTTAAAAACGAATATAGAGGGGGCGAGCAAACTTTGAAACTAAAATTAATGTGCGATGCCGATATATTGTTTGACAGTACGACAAATATGTATAAAGCTATGTCGATTGATTTAACTGAACAAGTTAATACAACTAATACATTGGTGTTTACTCTCCCGCCTTTTAATCCTAATTATGATAAACCGCAAAAAATGACGTCTGTAATCGAATTATATAGAAATGATGCCCTTGTGTTTGAGGGGCGGGTGCTGTATACCGATGATGATATTTTGGGCAATAGAACATTTACTTGCGAGGGTTCTTTAGCTTATTTCCTTGACAGTATAGTAAGACCTAATACAACGCAGGATACAACTATCCGCGATTATCTTCAAGGTCTTTTAAATCAGCATAACGCACAAATTGAAGAACAAAAGCGATTTACACTTGGAATTGTTAATGTTACCAATACAACTGACAATGTATATCGTATAGACAATGATTATTCAAATACATTAACAGTAATGCAAGAAAAATTAGTTAACCGTTTAGGCGGATATTTAAGGGTTAGAAAAGAAAACAACGTAAGATATCTTGATTACTTGGAAGAGTATGGAACAACATCAAATCAAACTATAGAATTTCAAAAAAATATATTAGATTTGGCACAGCGTATATCTGCGGAAAATGTAATAACCGCGCTAATACCTTTAGGTATTAAAAATGAAGAAACGGGGTTACCGCTAACGATTGAAAGCGTGAATGACGGTAAAGATTATTTAGTAAATGAAACTGCCGTAAGCCTATTTGGCTATATATACGGTAAGAACGAGTGGGAAGATGTTACTTTACCCGAAAACTTAAAAACAAAGGGAGAAGCCTTTTTGCAGGAAAATATAAAGGCTTCTTGGAGCATAGAAGTAAATGCCGTTGATTTATCGATGCTAGACGTATCGATTGATACATTGGATTTGGGAATGAGTGTTCCAGTTATATCCGTACCGCATAAATTAGACGAAAATTTTACAATTAAGAAAAAAGAAACTAAATATCTGCAACCGCAAGATAGCGAAATAACTTTAGACACCGTCATAAAACGAAACACTGATCAAGTTTCAAGCACTGACCGACAATTAGGACAGTTGGAAACAATACAGACTGACAGATTTATGGCTATTGTGAAAGAACAGACCAATTTAATTACGGGCGGTTCGGGCGGAAATATGCAGTATGGATTTAATGACAGTGGTTTACCAAGTGAAATCTTTTTTCTAGACAATCCCGATAAAGAACTAGCAAAAAAAGTATTAAGAATAAATCAAAACGGGATTGGGTTTTCTAAGAATGGGATTAATGGTCCTTTTGAAACGGCATGGACATTAGATGGCGTATTTAATGCTAATTATATTACCGCTGGTATTCTACAAGGAATACAAATAATTGCAGATTTAGGTATGCTTGGCGGTTGGACAATGGACAGTACATCTCTGTCAAGCGGAAGTACGGTCGGAATTATTCTAGATTCAAGCGAACCAAGCATTGCGACATATCATCCTGATACGGATTATATCGGCATGAAAATGTATAATGGTGGATTGGCTGTATACTCTTACGCTAATAAAGGGACATACGTAGGACAATTGTCAAGTGGAGCAGATGGAACGGTGCTGCAGGGCGCATATGGACACAATTTATCTCTCGGTATAAGTACAGATAACACAAATACTGCGCTTGATGGTTATTTAGTTATGGATAATGGCGAAGTGTCATGCTATAAAACGTTAAATATGCGCGGACACAGTATAATAAATCAATCAGACAAACGATTAAAGAAAAATATAAAAGATATTGATTGTTCTTTTGTATATGATTTAGAAGTAAAACAATTTGATTACTTAAACGGTGATAAAAACAGAATTGGTATACTTGCAAATGATTATACGAACAAAGGCTATTCTAAATATTTTCTACATAAAGGAAAAGACGGGTATTATGGTGTAGATTACCAAAATATTATGAATGCACTGATTAAATGCGTGCAAGAACAAAACAACCGTATAAAAGCGTTAGAAAGGGGAACAAAATGATATTTAGTACAATAACACAAAACAATCTTAATTTAACCGCTGATACTACCGAAATCCCAGCACAGTATAGCAATAATATACAGTTTAAATTTATTCAAGACAATGAACGTTTTAGCGGATATATACCGACTATTTATATTGGTGTATATGACAGTGCGATGATAGAGTGCAGCGACGTTATTAATGCTGGTGGTGCGGTTGTTGTAGACGGTGATGGTGTGTTCGCTATATCTAATGAAATAATGTATCGTAACGGCTTTTTAGCGGTTGGGGTAACATTAACCAACAATGACGAGAACGTATCTCTAAAGCCCGTTATTTACCGTATACAAGCAAGTGTTGGTGGATTAAGTCCATTACCGCCAGATGAGGGCGAATGGCAACAGGTTGTTAAGGCATTTGTTGAAACACTGTTTAATAACTGGTCTGCTGAAAATCTCGATCCAATAAAAGCACAGCTTGAAGAACTTATCTCTACAGCACAAACACAACAAGAAAAAATAACATCTCAGCAAACGCAGATTGATAATGCAATTGAAAACATGGGAGATTATGAAATCGTACAAGAAGACCCCGTACAAATAAGATTTAAAAAAGGTGATGGAACATTCGGGGAAACTGTTGATTTAGGCGACGGATTAGCATCTAAAGCAATGGTAAATGCTGGCTATTATACTTATAAAGATATTAGTTATGGTGGTTCAGCAAGTAATAACGGGATTGACGTTGCAGAAATAGACGGAGCATATTCTCAAGAAACAACAAACGGATTTCAATTATTTGACGCAAGTAGATTGCCTACTAAATCTCAAGGCGGAGCAACAGTAACTAATAATGGCGATGGAAGTTTTACAATTAGCGGAAGTGGCAACCTAACAGGTGATTTTAGTCAATTCTACCACTACACGCACGAAGAAACTTTAAAAATGTTGAAAGTTGGAAAAATTACATTAAATCAAAATGGCGATAATACAACTCCGTATGCGTTGGTGCGATTAGTAAAAACTGGCGGTAATAGTATATGGTTTCAATTAACTAAGTCTACCAAAAGCGCAAATATAACCCAAGAAATGCTACAAGATGTTGACTGTTTTCTTATGGTTTTTCTTTATGGTTCTAGTGGTTCAACAATTCAAGCAGGAACTATTAAACCAATTCTCTACCAAGACGGTGACGGAACTTGGGAACCATTCACGGGCGGTATTGCTAGTCCTAGCCCAGAATATCCTCAAGAGCCTAAGTTTGTTGGTGATTACAACGAGGGTACGCAAAAATATGATATTGACTTTATGACGAGCGGAAAGAATTTGTTTGATTTTAATTATTTAAAAAATAATTATGTTATCAGAG